GTCCGTAATTAGCAAATCGGCGAGTTTGAAAGAAGGGGGTAATGCACCCATTACCGCAATTAATAGCGGGCAATCGACTAGATATGCATATGGTATTTGGGTATACGTAAACACCTGGGATGCTATGCGTGAGAAGACCATTTTTTCTCGCGACAAAAATATTCGTCTATATTTAGCGGCAAATAAACCATCATTGTATTGCACCATTACATGTTTATCCGCCAACGGTTCGTCAACCGTCGAACAAAATATTCTAGTTACCGACAATTTCGCAGTTCAAAAGTGGGTATATATTGTTATTAGTGCGGACAACACAATCGTCGATGCATATCTGGATGGTAAGTTGGTAAATTCTACGAAATTGGTGGGTTCGCCGAACCAACCCGCGACCGCGAAAGAGTCTCCGGTCTTGTATGGATCCGGATGGGATTGCTATGTAGCTGGATTTCAGAATTGGAATAACCCAATTGGTCCCCAAGAGGCTTGGGATAACTACTTGTCTGGAAATGGTAATGCGATGTCGCAATTCTTCGGAAGTTACAGTTTGAATCTAGGAATTTTCAAAGATAATGTTCAACAATCGTCATATACAGTTGGGGTGTAATGATAATCTCCAACGACGCTAGTATACGGAGTTCCAAAAAAAAGATGTTGTAAATATATAACAGATATATTTACAAAGATGGATCAAGCGGCTCCACCAAATATAGAAAATAGTAAAATTCCCGTCGCGATTGCTCAGGCAGTTGAGAATACAGCCGACGGATTATCGTCGTTCGCGTCAAATGTATCTAACAAGGTATCGAGTGCATCTACATACGTAAATGAATCTATATCTAGTTTTGGCGACGCCGATGTAGTTGGATCGAGCACGGATTTCCTTAGTTCAAATACATTGGTTGCGAAATTCGCATTCATCTTGTTAGTATTAATTGGATTCATGATTCTGGTTAATTTAGGAGTTAAAATTATTGGATATTTTATGAAGCCCAAAGGGAGCCCTTATCTTATTTCAGGAACAATGAATGCAGCGAATGAAGTTATCATATATCAAGATCCTAAAAACGCGGATTCCATACCTATTTTACGTTCGAACAATCAAAATACGGGTATCGAATTCACGTGGTGTTTATGGATATTTGTAAATGACCTTGTGAAAAAGCCTCAATATTCACTTATATTTAACAAAGGGAACGCAACATACGGGGACAATGGAATGGCTAATGTAAATAATGGACCAGGTCTCTATTTAGACAACAACGGAAATAATCTAGCAGTTGCGATGAATACAGTTTCTGCATCGAATCCACAAGAGGTAATTACTATAAAAAACATTCCATTGCGCAAATGGTTTCACTGTGCGATCCGAATTGAGAATACCGCCATGGACGTCTATATTAATGGAACGATTGTTTCGCGAAATATTCTGCAAGACGTTCCAAAACAGAATTATCAGAATGTGAATATATGCAACAATGGTGGATTTAATGGGAATATTGCGGATTTACAATATTTCGACAAGGCGCTCAGTATATTCCAACTTAATAATATTGTTTCGTGGGGTAGAAATACAAACGCAGCGAATGCGGCCGGAACTGCAGACGCAAGTGGATTTCCATACTACATATCGAATTTGTGGTATTCGTCCAATGCATAGTTCATAGAGCGAACTGATGTTGTTATATTCAAATATTAAGTATCTATATACATAATATTTTAATGGCGAACATTTTACTGACTTGCACAAACCAGCAACGCCAGCGCAAACGTTTTTTGTTGCACGAAGCCGGTAGTGAAACCAGATACGATATCACATCGCCTTACACATACGATCCGTCGGGAGTGTTGATCTATACTCCGGGTCAATTAGATATGCGTCGAAAAACAGAAATACTGAGATACCAAAATTCGACAAACAATGCATCTAGAAAATCGAAATTCGCATACCTATCGAGTGTATCTAATACAACGTCTCGCGCATGTCCACGATCTATAACGCCTACCTCAACAACCGCATGTGATGTCCCTGGTCCACCAATCATGTTGTATTATGATCCAACGGTTCCCTTATATAATTATCAAAATGCTCAAACTATCACGTTTCAAGATATACCATATGATGATTTTAAACGTCTATACGACATCTTTCCTATTTACAATATTACGAACGATAATGGAAGCGAGAATACATTGACTGATATTATTATATTGAACCCGAATACAAACAATTTTACATTTGGATTTACTATTCCGGTTTCGGTAACATATCAGGCCGATTTTGATAGCACCGTTATAACAAATAAAATAAACTCGGCACAATTGTTTATTCAAAGTGCGAAGATGGATGTATATTATAGCACTACACTTGTCGCATCACAAAATGCAGTTTTTAATGGGGTTAAACCACGGTCTTCTACAGATTTATATGTATCGGCAGCAAGCATGACCATAGACGTTCAAAGTAGTCTATATGGAACAGTAAATGTAACACAGTTTGTTGGAACTGTATACATACCACCAATTCAATTACAAACCGTTACTCAATATGTATATACGTTTGTGATAACTGTAAACATGGGATACTCGGAATATTCTACAGATCCATCTGGAAATGCGTATAGGACTAATGTAAATGGTGGTAATATTACCAATGATAATGAATCCAGCTTAACCAATGTTCAATACGGGACAATCATAAATATTGAAGATGTGAATTTAATAACAACTACTAGTAATCTTCAGAATAGTAATACAAATTGCACGATTGCATTATACCAGGCAAATATACTTAATGATAATACAGCGTTAGTTCAAAGTTCGGATATATCATACAATGCTTTTGCGGTAACTGCAGTTCCTGTGTAGAAAAGTGCATATGTTTCACGCCAAACTCCGTCGACTAACGTCTTTGGAGTTCAATCGCTCACCTACGATGTAGAATCAAAATATGATAATATATTTAATACATTATCATGAGTTTCAAGCGATCCGTGGCCGAAGGCGAAGCATTATCGCCGGAGTTTATAACATACTAATAAAAGTAGCCAATGGTTTTAAAATAACCGGATTATCTGATCGGAAATTTGTATTGATTGAAAACGTGTTGTTTAATATGGAAATCATATGTTTTACATGATGATTCCCACAACCCTCCAGATGTTCCTGTAATTTGCTAATATTCGTCTCGTCATAACCTAACCCCTTTACGTTATTTACCACCTTCGCCTTCATTTGATCGAGGTTTCGACAATGATAATGAACTAAACATACGTCGGTCATCAGATAATCTCGTGTGCAATAGTGATTTCCATGATCAATCACCCCATTCCATGTGCGCCTATTGAAAAACGTTTTCGCCATATCCTTATAATCGTCATATTTTCCGTGTTCCGATTCGATCGTCGCACGGTTATATCCATAATTAGACCCATTGCTAATTTGGGCCTGAATGTAGTTTGCCTTAAAGATATTATTTTCGAGACTCAATGAATTTAAATAACCAACCGTCTTGAACGGTAAAAGCCGATTTTGTTCCTTATCATAATAAACAATAAATTCATCTATATCTAATGGATATGCGATGTCGTAGTCACCCTGATCTGGTCGATGTATTAATTCATTCATATAATCACCCTTTTTTGTATAGTCTAATTCGCGAGATAGTCGAATACCCTTTTTCACATATTCTTGTAATTTTTCGTATGTCCCGTCGTCACTCATATTATCAATTATATTCAAATTATTATAGCCAAATAGGGTTCCGTGATATTTTAACCAATCTTCCACTATATCAACTTCATTTTTTACCATAGTAAATAATTTAATTATCATATTTACGATTCTAATATTATACTATTATGCGATATAAATAAAATCACATAATACCGTACTCGGTATTCGAGGACATTACCAAAATTTTCGGATTGAACTATTGATTATATTATCCTTAAATGATCCGCTTAACATAATATTCTATGTCTACGATTTGTTGTTCATGTGTAAATGCTTTCAATAAATATTCTGGAAGTTCCACGTCAGTATATGATCCGCCTCGAGTATTATCCACCCCAAACATATTCATATATAATTTTACATCCTTATCCACGTCATATAAGTCTAGCACCTCTGTTACATATATAACTCGAATGGGACGATTTATCTTTACATACTCGTATAATTTTTCACAGTCCGAAATGATTGTATCATAGTCCTTTTTAAAATCAACATGTAACATTAACTTTTGATTTTCTAAAGATACGTAATACATATATAGTGGAGCAGCGTATTCATCGTCGGACATTTCGTTTTCGTCCTCAAGGATAGATTTATTTTTCTTCTCAACTAATTTGCAACACTGTAAGAAAACCCGCATTCGTTCGGCCTGTGGTATTGATTGGATATCCAAATCAATATCGTCATCGCCACCCCCGTCATCTTGGGCTTTCAACCAACTAAACTGTTTAAAAAAATCACCTTCCCACGTATAATGGTAATCTTCATCTAGTTCATCGGTCGCAACTGGGTTTGCTACAAAATCTCGATCGATTATATTAGTGAATTCAGTGTCCGGTTCGTCGATTTCCATCCCTATAGATATGGTAACCGATCCAGAAGCACCAACAGTCTCGGCGTCGGCGATTAATGAAGAATCAATCGGTTGCCCCTGAAAATTTGACCAAATCATATTGCTGCTAATATCCATTATATTATAATGTGAATATCATAATACTTATATCATTTTATACGAAACTTCTTTATAGATATTATTAGACACGCTAATCGAATGAGTTTAAAATAAATGAATATAGACAAATAACTTATATTTTAAATATCATGTCTTCGCATATTGGTATATTAATACCGAGCACTAGCAGAAATCGACCATGGAATAAATTAGAGGAAACCGCACTATTTTCTATTTTTTTCCCCTCCTTTTTTACAACATGTTGCACTCGATATAAATATACTATTTATTTGGCGGTTGATGACGATGATCGTATTTTATCAATACCTCATGTGCGCGATCAAATTAAGAAATATGTCTCGGTCATGAAGAACGCATCGGTAAAATTTATTTCCACACAAGGTATACAAAAAGGATGGGTTACTCATATGTGGAATCGAGCATTTAAACAGGCCTATGATGACGGATGTGAATATTTTTTTCAATCGGGAGACGACATTGTATTTCGCAGTAAGAATTGGGTGACCGATTCAATTAAAATGTTGGAAAAACACAAGGGTGTCGGATTAACTGGCCCACTCGACCACGGTCGCATACAAAATGGATCGAAAGAGTCTTTACCCGGAGGGAATCGATTTATACAAACACAATCGTTCGTCTCTAGAAAGCACATGGAAATATTCGGTTTTTATTTCCCCGAAGAAATAAAAAACTGGTTTTGCGATGATTGGATGACTAAGGTATATTATCCAAAGTATTTTTATCAAATTGACCATTTTGTATTGAATGTTGGCGGCGAGCCAAGATACGAAATTATTGGTGAGATAATGAATCCAAATGACCCAACATTCTTGGCTTGCAACCGCCTAATAGCAGAAGGACGCGTTATATTAGACAAATTCATTCACTAATATGACCATTCGATTACATGGGGGCTGCAGGTGAGCTAACGATAGTAAAATCTATAGTTGGATATTGTGATTCGCTAGCAGGGGTCTGTGGTATAATTGGAGTATAGTTGGTTGACGATTGAGGATTGGTGCTAATTGGGTTATTTATATTAGTTGGAGGTAGAACTGGGGGTAGTGCCGGTGGGATATATGGCGGGTTAGAATTCACCTTCGGTTGCGGTGGAGGTGTATTCATATTCATATTCGCATTCGGTTGTGGAGGAGGTGTATTCATATTCGCAGACATGGGATTATAGAAATTAGGCTGCTGTTGGATCGGACCCGTCATCGCAGGTGGTTTATACATCATCGGTTGTCCCATCCGCCCAAAATTAGAAAATTGCGATGGTTTACCGCAAGATTGTCCAGGTAATTCGTTAAACATTTGGGGTTGATACGGCGGTGTTAATGCGGCTGGCGGGGGTGGGGGTGGTGGACGTCCCCAATTAATTTCCCGCCCTTGAGATGCATATCCAACAAATGGGACCTGATCTATGTCTTTTTCACATTCATCCTTCGTTTTGAATACCTTACCATACATACACTTTTCATTCGGGCTTGTCTGAATACATTTACCGGTTCCATTCGAATATCCAACAGGACACCATGTTAAATTATTCGCAGTTGAATCGGACGGCTCATACTTAGCAACCTTCGGCGTTCCCTTGTTTAATTCGGAATCTATATTTTGGGGAATAGTAACTTCGGGCTTTGCCGGTTGAGATCCACTATCGGGTTTTTCGGTAGGGTTCAAATTAAACAGGGTTGTGTTCCATTGCATTTGAGCCGGCGGAGGGCCGTTCATATTATCCTCATTTTGCAACAAATTACCGATTGAGTGCAGAGTTCCCTCTGCGATATCTACCCCGCCCTTCGCGGTATCGCCGACAACATCCGCGGTAGAATTAATCAATAGGCCTGTATAAAACCCAAATATGGACAATATTCGCGCCACAATATTTTGTATCGCAACAATCATACCTTGAAATATATTTACTCCTAAAAATGATAAAATCAGGAGAGACGCCAAAATGATAATGATCAAATTTTTAGAAACCATGCTAGACGATACATTGTCGGGTTCTCTCTGATTTACTGTTTCGGATAAAGGCTCTATGTTATTAAATTCATTATTCTGCGGAGTTGTCTCCATTTGCGTTATATACTATAAATACACAATATTATGCGAACCGTTCGTTTATTTTCTTCAGTTTAAATATTCAATTATTATAAAAAAATGTCCGCATTTAGTTTTATTGAAACGTCGTTCTTTATTAGTTTAGGCATAACGTTTGTATTGATTCTCTTATTGGTTTACCACTTTAAACAGAGGTTGAGTATTGCCGAAAGCAAACAAGATACTATGTTTGAGATAATCAACAATCTGGCGCAAGAGTTGTCTAATGTAAAAGGGGCGGTTTTGTCGTATGTCCGTCCATCTACACCATATCCGCACAACACGATATCTCCTCACGACTCGAGTCTTCTTTCGGATAATATTCGCGCCGCTCGCGCAGCCGCTGCACAAGAGTTAAACGAGGAGGATAAAGACGACGAGGAAGATGACGAGGATGAGGATGAGGACGAGGACGAGGATGATGAAGATAGTAACAGTGAATCAAATAGTGATTGTGATAGCGATTCCGAACATGAAAGAATTCTGGTATCCGACGAAGACGACGCAAATGTAATTGTAGAAACGATTGTATCAAACAATACAGGTAAGCTAAATATTGTTTCGTCCGATGAAATACAGATCGATTCATCCGAAGTCGCATTACAAATTCAGTCTGGTGCATCATCTTTGCCGAATTACTCGAAGATGAATTTAGGCGCTTTAAAGGCATTCGTCGTCGAAAAGGGTTGGGTAGTTGATGCGACCAAGATGAAAAAGGCTCAATTAATTGAAATCATAGAAACTCATTCTATTTCATCAAATGCATCCACCGAGATAAATTAACAACCTTTCGCGAAATGATTGAAACCAAAGGCGTTAGTCGACGTTTATCAAATGAACTCCTTCGAAGCATTGTCTGAAAACAATATATGTGGAATAATATATAATGTTTTCTTACCCTCAGCCAGAATCAATATCATCGGCATACCCATGTGAACAAGTACCAAGACAAGTATCACGGCTTGGATATGCTACAAACAATGTATATCCCGATTTCCCTTCAAATATGAGGGATAGTCGGTCGTTGATTGCGTCTTATCAACCCGAGGCCATTTTAAACGACAATCTTATCAAGCAAAGTGGAGTGAAATCGAATTGGGAATATCGCCAATATTTGATCGATCACTCACAGGAAATCGCAGAATCAAACTTTAGAGAGGCGTGCAATGACTGTGGTTATTTCGAACGATTTCGCCCATCTGAACGTGGTTCAAGTCAAATTCCAAACACGGGTCGCGCATACAGAGAACCCGGCGTGATTATGTCCGAGCCAGGTGATTTGAAGAAATTGTATTTGTCTCGCGATGAATTGTCGCAAAAATACGATCCTCAAACTTTGACGCAGGCGCAATTATATTCCTATATGGCCAAAAAATAATTGTATATTTTATAATGGTTTCATTTATCTTTATAAAATCGATCGATATTATGTATGTAGTTGCTATACAGTTCTTGGTTGCTATTCTACTTAATATTCCAGTAGATCGGATTCTAAAGAAGGTAGATTATCCATTACACGAAAACGACCCAAACAATTATACATTTTCACTTATGTGGAAGGAAATAGCCAAGGTGGTAGTCGTAGTATGTATTTTGGCGGTCGTTTCCTATTTCGGAAGACTTGTTATTCGATTAATTCCGTCGCCGTTTGATGGTATAAGCGGGTTAAAACATCTTAAATTGAAGGAGATACAGTCGTCGAGTGCACTAACCGCATTTTTATTTCTCACATCTGACTATTTAGACGCTCGAATTCAAGTGATTCGTAAAATATTCGCAAAATTGATTGTTTAGACCGTCTGGTAATAAGTTATCATATAATATGTTTTATGCAGTAGCAAATGGGCGTAGTGTTGGGGTATTTACGAATTGGACTGATTGTAAACATTCCGTCCACGGCTTTAGTGGCGCGGTCTTTAAAAAGTTTGATACAAAGATCGACGCGGATGCGTTTATAGCATCCAACAGTTTGAATCTTACCCAAAGTGTTCCGGTAAGTACCGACGTTTCCATCCACTCGAATGAGCCGCATACAGATTATTATGTATATACCGACGGTGCGTGTAGTAAAAATGGTATGCATGACGCATCTGCCGGAATCGGCGTTTACTTCGGGGAAGGCGATATTCGCAATATTTCCAAGCGGTTGCCTGGAAAACAGACGAATAATGTAGCAGAATTAACTGCGATCATTAGTGCATTTCCAGTTATAGAATCGGATATTCGCAGAGGTAAACGAATTGCGATTGTAACCGATTCGGAATATTCGATAAAATGTGCATCTAGTTACGGCGAACGATGTGCGAAAAAGGGCTGGGTGGATGATATTCCAAATAAGGAACTTGTCCGACAAATATACACATTGTATTCACGCGAGCCGAATTTACGATTTATTCACGTGAAGGCACATACTGGTTTATCCGACATACATTCGGTTGGAAATCATCACGCCGACCGGCTTGCTACCGGGGCATTAAATACCGTCGACTAATTTTCTACATTTTGGTAAACACCCATATAAATATAGGTGTGTATCCCCTTATATACTCATGAAATTAATCAGTTTTGACGTAGGTATAAAAAATATGGCGTATTGTATTTTCGAGGCCGAATTTGATTCACTTCGTATCCAAGATTGGGGTGTATTAAATTTGATGGATGATGTAGTGATAGCCCAGGCCTGCACATGTAATTTAAAACAGACATCGAAAAAACAACCGATCCGCAAATGTGACCGTAAAGCAAAATATACGAAAAATGATCAATATTTTTGTGAAACACACGCGAATACCGCCGCTAAGGACAACTCTTGGATTATTCGCAATAAACTGAATTCTAGCGCTAGTATTAAAAAAATGGGTCGCGATGAATTGGTTGATATAGGCAATAAGATGAACTTTTTTCCAGAAGAAGGGGCGCCCAAAACAAAAAAGGGTTGTTTAGAAATTGTATTGGAACAGTTTGATGCGCGCGGTATTAATCCCGTCTTGGCCAAGCGGGCGAAAACCGCTGGAGACACCGATTTAATTACAGTGGGTCGAAATATGAAACAGTGTTTGGACGACCTCCTTGACGTGGACGATATAACCCACGTTATTATGGAAAATCAGATATCTCCTATCGCATCTCGAATGAAAACCGTCCAAGGTATGTTAGCGCAATATTATATTATGCAGCCAAACACGCCATATATCGAGTTCGTCTCATCTGCGAATAAACTAAAACATTTTGTGATTAAACCATCCGAGCCATCGGATATGGATGATAGTGTAACTATTTCGAACCAAATATCTTCAACCGTGCTTCGTATTTCTCCAGAGTTAACTGCGCGCAACATATACAAAGAACACAAAAAAACAAGTGTGGATATTTGTAACAAATTTTTAGAAATTAACCCGACTTTAGGAAATTGGATAGACGTTTTAAATACACCGAAGAAGGACGATTTGGCCGACGCATTTCTCCAAGGTATTTGGTATTTAAAACATACAAAACTAATTACTTATGCGGAGAACTTAAAAATAAATAGTATAACTTTATCATAAGTTGATTCTATGGAAGTCATTGATATTGGATTAAGCGACCTTGAGCCGGTATCTTTCCAGTTGCACGATAATGATTACCCCAAAACATCACATTCTGTTAATTTTGGACCAGGTATTGAATTTTTAATGAATGATAAACAAAGGTCAACCAACGCATCCTCTCGTGTGGACATGGGAGATTTAGACAATTTGGAAAATGAATTGAATGAACTAAGTAAATCGGGTAGTCAACCCGCAGATACCAAAAGTGTTGGTGGGTTTTCGAGCATGTTTAATTTTGGTAGCAATTCTACCCCCGCTTCTTCAAATGCCCATCTTCATACTGATTCGAAATTGGGCGCTGCGACGGTGGAGAGCATCGGAACAACTAAAACGTGGGATGGTTATGGTAAAATGAATGATGTTCCTGAGGCATCCGGCAGTGCACAGATGTCTGAGCGCGATAAGCGTCGCAAAAAGCGCGCGATGATCAAGAAGTTGGACGAGTGGTATGAGAAGGGATTAATCAAGCACAATTCTCATTTTAATCTAGATTCTGACTACGACGAGGTTGAGGACGAATATGAAACCGCCATGGAAGATAAGCGTAAGAAGGACAGTGTTAAATTGCAGGGGTGGTGGTTGACCACTCTAGTAAACTCGATTGAATACGGTAATGCGGTCTTTGATCCGTTTGGATTAAATTTGGACGGATGGGGCGAGCAAATTAACGAAGATATAGACAGTTACGAGGAAATATTCGCCGAATTGCACGACAAATATAAGGGGGGAAAGATGTCGCCCGAAGTATCTTTGTTACTTCGGCTCGGGTTCAGTGGTGCCGTATTGAATATTACAAACAAGGCGCTGTCTACTGCTACGCCTGGGTTTAATGATGTGATTAAACAGAGTCCTGAATTAATGAAAATGTTTTCCACGGCAACTGCACAAACCATGAGCAAAAGCAGCCCCGGATTTGATTTTGTAAATAGTGTATTACATCCCGATGAAAAGGTGAACGCATCCTACGGTGTTCCACCCGCTCCTATTAAAACAAAGGAACAACCTCCGCCTACGAGACCGGGTATGCAGTATACAACCGCACCCGGTAATCGACCGGATATCGCGATGGGCAGAGGAACTATGTTCCGCGAGGAGGGTGTTGATGTAAGCAATCAATATGAAAATGTTTCAAATGCGAACTCAAAACCATCTATGCAGCCAGAGCAATCTCGTTCCGCTAGACCTGAGATGAAGGGACCACAATCAATCGATTTGGACAATTTATTATCTGGGTTAAAAACACGTGAGGTAAATCTCAGCGAAAATTCGAATCGTAATGATGAGAACGAGTCGATGGTTAGCGTCTCTTCGTTAAGAGATGGTCAAAACTCGGCACTACCGAAGCGAACAAATCGAAGAAAGCAACGGTCTGATAAAAATATGATTTCATTGGATATCTAAATCCAAAACTGCGATAAAACTTACGGTTTGTCCCACCAGTGGACATTTCTATAATATATATTTATTTATTGGTATATATGATAGTAAAATTATTTATCTGCGATAATGCTTCGCATCTCTACGGTGTTCAGTCACTCACCTTCGGCTACGGATCGCTTCAAACATCGGATCGATCGATTACTATAACCGCACCAGGTGTTTCGTCAGGTTTACATCCGATTTTACTCATATCCTGTCGTATATCTTCAATTAAGTCACTCGATGACGTAATAAAATAATCGGGTAGAAATGCATGAATTACTGCTTTTACACTACCTATCGCAAATCGTCGGGCTAAATACATCGAAAAACAGAAATGTTGGTAATAAGACATACATACCTGCGCTGGATGTATAAAACAAAATGGGATGAATGTCCGTTGATACATAATAATGTATATAAAATTATTATATATTTCAAAGTGCACATTTTATACGAGGGTTTGGACAAAAACTTCGGCTAGCGCCTTAGAACTCGGGGGCATGCTTTTTAAATAGACATCCCTGTTTCGATAGATTGGTAATCGGGATTAATACGCTGGGATCCTGCATTGAGTAATCTTTTAACCAGATTTTAATAATACAAAAATTCTTTTTTGGTGAAATGGTAATACCATTTAACGTCGGACTATGTGCCTTATCATTACATAATGATTCACCGCACAATGAATAAAATAGTGTTTTCCACACGTCAGGAACTTGTTTGTTAATTACTTTGAAGGAAAAACAGCCGCCATTGCGGTTTTGAACGTCCTCCCACATGGGTGTAATTCCACTTCTCATTACAAACAACATACAATGTTTTACTATTTTTTCAGATAAGGCCTCGTTGATCGCAATCAATTGATCAACTGTCGCGATATTCTTAGAAATTAGTTTGTAACTCGAAACATCCCAGTTTTTATCGTGTGGTAAATGGTAATATAGATCCCATTTACCATGCAAAACTTGTTGTGGCTGTGAAGATGGATTACCAAGCGTATCCAACGACATCACCCGTACTATATATGTATACAATATCTTTAAATATATATTTTAGTATACTTCTTCATATTCAATTGGAACATTTTAATTGAACACGGCCTGATATCCATCGTCGGTTTCTTTTGTTTCTAAACTTGGTATACTATCGCACGCGGATTTTGTTATGAGACCTTCGGTTTGCTTGACGTCACCGACGTTTTCGTCCTCCAACGCTTCGATAATTACATTAGCTTTCATATTTTGCTCAAGTTCCTCGTCATCATTCTCGGCTTCATCATCTGCATCGCCATCGTGATCATCGGTATCATCCTCGTCTTCTTCCTCCTCGTCATCGTAATCGGCCTCTTCAGACACGTCCGCACCATCCGAATCACTCACATACCATTTTTTCTCACCCACGACGACCCGATTCGTATCTTTTTTTTCAATTCCGTCAGCAGTAACCGTTATATACTCGGTCGAATAAATGGTATGAATCGTAACATTGGTATCAATAATGGTCAGCGTATACCTGTCGTCAAATACAAACGGCAATTGTTGATATTCTAAACACCTGCGCACAAACGCTGCAGAAAATAGATTATTTCCTACACAATACATTTCAATCGGGATAGTTAATTCGATCGATTCTGATATAGCAGGATGATTATAACTTATCGAAATAGGCGTGTTCATTATCATGTCTAACGGGCTAGGCACAATCGGTTTACAGATATCACGACTGCACAATGATACGTAATATCGATTACTGTGTTTCATAATAATACATGTGTCTATATATTCGTTTGTCGCATTTAATATAGAATCATATGTGTTCAATAGCGATGCTTCGCAACTGCTCGCGGTTATATCATCATTGAATATATCATATAATTCAAAATAAGCGAAATTCTTATCCGACTTTTGGGCAACGCGGCATACGTGAACCCAATTTTTACGAGTCGTTTCGGTTCGCACATTTAGAGTCAAGTTATTGATCGCACATTTAACGCGCGAAAATAAGTCAACTGCGGCGCGAATGTAATTATTGGAATTATACAAATGAGCACCCAACCTTTCAGTATATACACACAATTTACTTGCGGTCCATAACAAATTTATGCCAAGCATTTTACACTGTTCACTCGCCAGTATATTATTTGTTGTATCGTAAATCCAATGAAATGAGTTAGTTAATAAAATATACAAATTGCGTGATCCATATTCTACATAAGATTCAAAATATTCACTTTCGAATTGGACTGGATCTTCTTCACTATCCTCGGTTTCTGGATTTAATTCTGAATCAGAAGACGTATCTTCGGTTTGATCACATACTTCTTCTGATTTCCGCTCATTATCTTTATTTTGCACCCCGTCGCCTATATTTTCATTCAAAGTAGAATGCGTTTGTTCGCTCTCCATTTATAAGTATCATGTATATAACTATTTAAGTTGATTATAAAAAATAAATAAAGCTTTGATGCATTATAGTATAATTATCCGATGGACAAATCTCAACGGAAGGGGCTATTTCTATTCCATCGGGATCTACGTATCGTAGACAATCGTGGGTTAAATCAAGCAAGTCGAGATGTAGCAAAATTGTATACATGTTTTATATTTACGCCCGAGCAGGTTACTTCCAAAAATTCGTATAAATCGACTAACTCCGTGCAATTTATGTTGGAAAGTTTGGAAAGTCTATCGAGCGAAATAAAGGATGCTCATGGCGAATTGTTGGTAATGTATGGATCTACTGTAAATACACTCGAAGAAATAATTGATGCGTTACATATCGATTGTTTATATTTCAATCGGGATTATACACCATATGCTGTCGCGCGGGATGACGCGATTGAAAAAATGTGCGCGAAAAAGGGTATTGAATGTAAAATCCAGGATGATTATTATCTGTATATTCCGGGAACGGTTGTGAGTAAACAAGGAAGCGTATATCAAAAATTCACACCATTTTACGAAGAAGTTTTGTCGCGCGATGTTGAACACCCGTCACACGTATCCGTTAAAAATTTAGCAAAGTATACCGGCAAAAAACTGGATCAATTTTCACTGCATGATGGGTGGGCAAAATTTGTAGGTGAACCAAATGCGAATATAGCAGTTCACGGTGGACGAATCGAAGGGACCGCGCGGTTGCGAAATTCGGTGTTACGTTTGAAGGATTACGACGATACACGCGATGAAATGTCTCAAGAAACCTCGAGATTATCGGCTTATCTTAAGTATGGTTGCGTTTCTATCCGCGAAGTGTTCCACGCGTTCAAAGTGCGATATACGTTGCAAAGTAGTTTTATACGTCAATTAGTTTGGCGAGATTTCTTCGCACATTTATTGTTCGCATATCCAAATACATTATCCAATATATATAACGAAGAATTCGGAAATATACGATGGGTAAAAAATAATAAGTGGCTTGAGTCGTGGAAAATTGGTATGACCGGATTCCCGTTAGTCGATGCCGGTATGCGTGAACTAAATGAAACGGGGTATATGCATAATCGCGCAAGAATGTTGGTGGCTACCTTTTTGACGAAGATAATGCATATCGATTGGAAGGACGGCGAGCGATATTTCGCACAAAAATTGGTCGATTATGATGTGGCGTCCAATCTCGGAAACTGGGCGTCTATTGTTGGCGGAGGGGCATATTCAATGCCTTGGTTTCGTGTGATGAGTCCGTGGGAGCAATCCAGACAACACGATTCGGATGCGGTTTATATAAAAAAATGGGTGCCGGAATTAAAGGATGTTCCTCCAAAGGATATTCATAAATGGTATAACACGTCTGGTCAATATACCGATGTGAAATATCCGGCACCGATCGTTGACTATAAAAAACAAAAGGATATATTTTTGAAAATGGTAAAGGGTGTATTTTAAATTGTAACGTAATCGTTAGTTTATATAATTATTATCATGTGTAATAATTATACGAGTAGATTTATTTGTATTTTACATTTTCTAACTGCAGCATATAGTATATAAATTACAAATGATTGCGAATAAACAATATATATTTGGCTATGGATCTTTGCAAAATATACATTCTGTAAACAATACGTTATCACATAAACCCTCTCTAAGCGAACCGACGTTTATAGTTCGCGTTAAAAATTTAAAACGTGGTTGGTATTTGTGCGTGAATTCAAATAATACTTTTTCGGAACCATGGACCACACTCGCATGCTACGAACAGTCTGGATGCACTACAAACGGGGTCCTTATCGAAATTACATCGGAATGCTTAATAAAGTTGGATGAGCGCGAAACTGGATATATTCGAAAACAAATACCGATCGATAACATTGAATGTTTGGGCGGAATTGGAGCGGCAACTGTGCGAAAAAATAGGTTTTTCAATCTACCTGCTAATTCGACAGTTTACTATTATTCGATCGATTCAGATTATATCGAACCGCCCTGCACAAATGCGCCGCTTTTACAATCTTATATAGACGTTTGTTTGACCGGCTGTATAGAGATTGATCATAGACTCGGTAATGATAATTACGAATATTCCTCTGAATTTTTGAAAACTACTTACGGATGGTATGATCTGAATTATTGGGTAAATGATCGGATTTTTCCACGGCGTCCATTTGAACATGTACCATTCGCACGAATCATAGACACCTTACTATCACAATATTTGCTACAAGTTTAGCTTGGAGGCAAGGGCGCCAAACACAATTTAATTTCACCCAAAGATGCGACGTCGTATTTCACGATCAGTGGTAAATCGTTTCCAAGATACATCTCCAAATGGCTGCATAGTGGGGTGCATTTGATAAAATGCGACAGACTCTTTAGCGAAAACTCGCCTTGAATAATAACGGAAGCGTCGGGTTTATTGATAAACTCCATATATCCGTCTGATTCTGACCGGAAAATTCGCGAACTAGCAAAGTTGCCTTCGCATGAAAAAATAAGGTCGTTACCTACAGATTTAATCTCAATGCGGTCAGAAATACCATTCATGTCTCGAATAATCTTCTGGAAATCAGCCGTCGGTAAATTAATTACGGTAGAATATTCTACATCCGGCACAACCAATTCTTCGGTATCTGGCTCGATCAATCTCAACTTTTGACTGTAGCACTGCTTAATATCTCCATTATCATATTGTAGTCCCAAGTGTGATACAATTCCGTCATGATAATCGTCTTTATCGATATACATGGATAAAGTATCGTCATTCGACATGGTAGAGATCACCTTAAAAAGATGCATTGTATTCGCACATACAATGATCTTATCCGGTTTGCAGTCATACAACTCAAACTTGTGCGCGTGTAAAATCACGTTCACTAAAATGGTGTGTGTCTTATCGAAATTGATAATTTTCAATCCACTGTCCGTATATGTAATCGTCGCGTCGGTTAAAATGTCTTTAATCGCGGTGATCATATTTCGAATTGGCTGAATCTGCACAGTTTTAATAGTTAACACATTATTTGCCTCGTTCATTTTTCGACGGTCTTATATAAAAACAAACGCATTTGTTTTTATATTTTCTTTCACGCTAAATAATAAATGGTTGGTTTTTCGGGAGTATCACTGGATCGCCGTATAATATATGTATGATTTATTGTAACTACCTATGTATATGAAACGGACGGATGCGGTTATTGCGGTTTTTATTGACGGAGAAAATATTAACCAGGCTCATTTTCAAGTAATTGATCAAGAAATTCGAAAACATGGTCGAATTATTATTTACAACATTTACGCTGATTGGACAGAACTCGCGCTAAAAAAATGGAATAATGTTGCTCGTCAAAATGGCCTATTATGTGTTCATTGCGATAAAATTAGCGGTAAAAATTCGGTTGATCTGCGACTAAGTGTTGATATTATGAAAACGTTGTATACAAACGAAACCATTGATATCTATTATTTGGTTACATCGGATTCGGATTATAGACATGTTATTATGGAAATCAAACAAAAGAACAAAACAGCGCATTGTATTGGTGTGTCTACTGTTAGTCCAAGCCTTACGTCGGTTTGCGATAAATATACGAAAATAGAGAGCTTATTACCTAAAGAATCTAAATTGGTTCAAGTCGATGATATTTGGGAGGTTGTTCATGGCTCCATCCTAGAAGAAAAGACTAATATAAGCATGATAAAGGATGATATTCTGAGAAAATATCCCGCATTTGATCAAAAATCATATGGATACACGAAGTTTTCGGACTTTTTGTTGGGTGTATTTGAAAATATTGTCTGTATTGAGAATGGGAATTGTATGCTGTTATAATATATGAATGAAACGTCGATGAACGTCTCGGGAAATATCCACGAACAAGCGCCCGATGTTTTACAAACGGAATGTGGATGTGATCAGGGCGATTTTGACGATGACGAGAACGATGACGAAGTTGAGCAATCTTACAATGCAGGGAGTGTTAAGGACTTTATCGCATTTGTGGGTTTCATTTTAGCATATTGGATTATCTACACGACCCCCGATTTGCGCAATTTAAAACAGTGGTTACTTGCCGTTTTGATACTATGTATATTTGTTGATGGACTATTTTCACTTTATCCCGAATTTCACAATACGCCGATTGGATATAACTATGCGACCGGATTGGTTATATTTGGTGCGGTTGCTGCGATTTCTGGATTACTATTATATTATGGACGAAAACGTAGGTAATATCTGAAGTTTTCCTAGTTTTGAAGCGATCCATAGCCGAAGGCGAAGCGTAAGTTGAGCGACTGAATTCCGAAGACGTCAGTCGAAGGAGTTTGTATATACATTGTCTGCATATACAAGCTTATTTTATATGAAATTTTGATTCGCTTACAAATAAAATGCCTAAAATAGTTCGACCTTGGTCAATTTTCCTTTTCCTGTAATTTTACCAATCGAAGTCATACTCTCGGGGTTTTTCATTTTTTCCATGGCCTCTTTAAAATCATATATGTCTCCCGTTCTCTCATTCAGTGCATATTTTATACCTTTATATGTGAACTCGATTAGTTTAGAGGTTACTTCGCGGGTTTCTTCAACGTCCTTTTCGGCAATGTCTTGTTTTAATGTTGGATAAGAGCCAAATGCATTCGATGATACATTTCCAAAACTGAAACACACCAAGTTCTCGTCCTTGTTTTGTTTTTCGTATAAACGACAATCCATCGCGGTTTCTTTGACGGCCGTCAATATCTGTGAATTGACGTGATCTTTTATGAGTGCGTTTTCGAACAATTGCTCGTCCGTCGTAACGACGCCTTGGTTTACCTCTAATTGTCGCACATATCGACCCAACAAGGTTGTCTCGTCCATATCCGATGCCGCTTTAGATGATAACTTGCTTTTGTCGCGCATTCTCAATTCGATATTTTTGTCGTCCTTTCGCTGTGCTTCCGCAAGGACCGCCATGTATAAAAATACCTTGACCGTTCTTAATGTCTCCGGTAAATCTTGGTGACTGCATATACGACGGGCTCTTCCAATAACTTGTTCTAACCTCACCATGTGCCAATAGGGTTCTACGATGTGAACAAAACGAGTATTCTTTAAATTGATACCTTCTGCGCCGGATGCGGTAATCATTAAGATGCGGGCAACCTCTCCCATGTGATTATTGCTGAAACCGCGTTCTTTAAATGCCGCTGCGATACTTGAGGGAATTTCGCCCCATTTTGAATTGTAAATATTCAATATTATCTTTTTCTCCTCGTCACTTTCGGTTCCTGTATGCAGTGCGAATTTTGGCTTATCTATGTCCTCTGGATTTTCATCTAATTCCCATTCTCGCCCCGCTCTGCGTAATTTTAATTCGGCGAACCCATTGGCTTCCATGACCAATTTTAAAATTCCAATACCTTCCATGGATCTAAATTGACTGTATATCAAATGAAGTCCAATATTTTCCTTATTTTGGATATTTTCCAAGATTTTCAAAAATTTGGGGCTATACATACGTAGACCGCTCGGGGCAAGAAATTCTTCTGATCGACTCTTTAATTCTGCAAGGGCGCGCTGCATGCGCTTGGGGTAATCCAACGTTTCCTTTTCTTCTTCTTCTTCTTCTTCCTCTTCCTCAACTTCTTCGACATCCTTTTCTTCTTCTTCTGCGTCTAGATCTTCTACCCCTTCCAAGATTACATCTTCTGCGCTCTTCACTTTAGCCACCTCTTCATCATCTTCTGTCTCGTCGTCAAATGTAACCTTCTTGGCCTTGGTCACATTTTCGGCCACCACGTCTGTTTTGGGCGATTCTTCCTCTTCTTCCTCCCCATCTTCGATATCAACCACTTTTTTTGCTCCACCTGCCTTCTTCTTACGCCCGCGCTTCGCACCAATTTCTTCTTCTTCTACATCTTCTTCTCCCTTTTCATCATCACCACCCTTTTCTCCGCTCTGCTTCTGCGGTCTTCCTGGCGGATCGGGAAATGCGAAATTGCAACACATACGTGACGCGATACGGTAAGTGGACGGTATTTTAAACAGATCGGCAGCATCCTTGTTTTTATCGCGCTTGGCCTGTGTCTTCTTATTTTGCTTTTCACGTTTGCTTTCTTCGTTACGAATCTTTTCATATATACCAAACTGATATTCACTCATGGGAACCTTCTCAATGTGATATACATTATCATGTGAAGATGGTACGAACTTAGGATATAATGATTCATCTGCGCCTTTAAAATAAGATGAGAGTCCAAGAATGCGCTTTTGGAAAACGCGCTCGTTTTTCATCTCTTTCGCGCCCAGTTCAATAAACATTTCCAAAAACTCCTTGGACGAATCGGGTAACGCCTTGTTGTTAGTCACCGCGACCTTCTTACTATCTACTTTGAGACCGTGTTTTCCAAGAATGTTTATAATAACCTTTTTAAAATCCGTGTCGTTCATATTCCCCGTCTCGTCGAGTTCCACGCCAGTATAATCTTCAAATGCGCCGCCTCCAGTCTGCACGTCGAATTCTGCCCGAATGCGCATGTTGCGATTTTCGTCGGTTTCATCTAATTGTGAACCTTCTACCGGCTTATTAATGGAAATCAAACCATTCTTATGAATAAGAATCGATTCGTCGGTTGCGCGTGACTTTTTGGTTATTCTTGGCTTTTTGATTTGCTTCTTTTTAGATTTACCACCCTTAAGTCCAGGACGTGCTGACCGCGCAGTATCATATTTGTTCACAAACCCAAAAGGGTTTCGCGTAATAGTCAATTGCTGTCCTGCGAATTCAACATAATCATATCTATTAATATTCGCCGTCTTGAACCAAGATAATACTGCGTCGCGTGATGGTTTATCGGCGGATGCCTCAATTTGAACAGGGAATGTCCAAGTCTTGATATAACCGCGCAAAATATTAAATAAAATACCAATTTCATTCGGATAATTGATAATGGGTGTTCCCGAAAGCAATACAATGCGCGCGTTTGTCGCACTCATCAAATATTCATATAATCTGTATGATATAGATGTTTGTTCTTTCGTTTTATTCACAATACGACTTACAAAATTATGGACCTCGTCTATAATTACCACACTATTATCAAAGGGGTTTTTGGAATAATTGTCGGTTATATCGTCCATTATATTCTTGGTCAAACCATTATAATTCAAATCCCTATATTTGGATCGGATCATTTCATCAATCTGAATGTTAAGCGACTTCTTTTCCTCATCCGTGAGATCCTTGAAATTCGACGGACTCTTAATATCAATCATCCAGGCACCACCATGATCGCCCACAAATTTTTCGGTTAGGTTCAATAACTTAGAAAACACACGAATTAAATGCGGTTGACCCTCAGTTGAGGTAAATTTCCAAGACTGATCCAATTTATAAATAGGGTCGCCACAAACCTTCATCTGATCGAAAAAATTGGCCTTTAACGCCGCCAAAGTTAATACGAAGACCTGCTTTTGCGACTTCATCCCCTCTGCAATCGCGATTGATGTGCAGGTTTTACCCGAACCTAAACCGTGATACAACAACAATCCTCGGTATGGTGTATACAAATTCAAATAATCGCGCACGACTTGTTGATGAATCATCAGTTTAAAATCGACCGATTCTGATTTAGCGGAACTCGCATCACATGATGCTACCTTGTCTGCGTCCGATAATTCGCGCTTGTAATTAGAAAAAAGAGGGATCAATTGAGACAAGAACTTTTTTCGGTTATTCATGTAATAGTTTGATGTCTTTACGCGATGTTCGCTCACGGGCTTGGGCAGTTGCTCTCTAAAACGCAGTTCATCTTCCGAATCGGCTTTATATTCTCCATAATCCTTTGGTTCGTCGCGTTTTTTGGGTTTATCCACGGCTTCTTTTTCTTCTCCGTCGGCCAGCACCTTTGGTTTACGAGTATACCGCTTAATGATAGGCCCGG